CGCAGGAGCAAGCCTCTCCTTGACATTTTTGCAGCATATTCTCTGTATTAGCCTGAGAATTGTCAATAAAAACACACACGCTTGTTGTTGAATTGTCCTCAACAAGCTCTTTAATACCTAATTCAGCTTCATAAATTCTCATAAAATACCCTGTTCAGTGTTTTTATACCCTATTTTGTTGGCTTGGTTCGCCTGTCGCGTTGGGGGGCTTTTGCGTTTTCTTCCCGCTCTTGCTGTAGGATTTTAGCGGCGTTTTCTCTGTGTTCTTTTCTGCGATGCCTTGTAGACTTGATAGTATTGTTATTTGGATCGGTTTCTTGAGACATTCTTAATATCCTTTTTTAAATTTCGAGAAGCTCTATCTTTTTTATAGTCTTCAGGAGTTCTGTTTTTGGCCCCAGGTCTCATATGATCAAACTGAGGGTCATCTTTTGCCCAATTTTTTTTCATCTTTTCTCACGGAACTTATTTAGGGCGCTTGATAGCTTTTTTAAGCTTGTTTTTGTGTTGACCCTGGGAGACAGGGGGCTTCTTTTTATATTTTTATTTTTTCCACAATTACACATAATATAACTCTTCGTAGTTAAATACACTATAACTTATTTTCGTCAGGTCTCGGGCGGAACGGTTTGATTTCAGGCTTTTCTGCCACTGGCCCCTCCGGACCAATCGGACCCGGTGTAGGTCCAGGCCCAGGCCCAGGGCGTGGCCTTGTTACGTCGAAGTAATATAACAGCGGTCCCTTGGTTTTAAAGAATTCATAGTTGTCATAAAACATCATATAATATATGCGTCTATTATAAAACCCCCACCAGTTCGGCCACATATTGCCAGCGCCTATGGATTCATCCATAGGATCCCAGAAGTTTTCGGATATTCTGAGTTTGAATCTTTGTGGGCCTGAGTAAGGCGGGGGCGGAGCTGTATCGTCATGTTCATGTGACCATCTAAATAGGCGTGATCGGATGGGGCTGATATATTGACTTGCGTTGAAGTGGGTTATAGGGTCGAAAGAGTACTCTGGAATCATTCTAGAATAAGCCCAAGTTTCCTGATTGTGTATACCAGAACCCCTTTCTATGGAAAAGATAACATCTATATCGTCTCCAGCGCTAAACTCACCCAAGTATTGGCGACATACCTCATAGCCATGTCCGGGGTGTACGAAACATCTTTCGCCTTCGGGGCTAGGGAGAATGGTTAGTATCACCGGACCATCGCTAATTCCTCCATGCCAACAATCACAATGGTTAAGTGAACAATGTCCACTCAGAACCCACCAATCTTCAACGCCTTCTGCACAACATTTATCACCACCCTGATCCTCCCAGCATTCTTGCTGGGAAACATCGTCTGTGCAAACGCCTCGGTCTACGCCATTCTCATCTGGAAGTATGCCACAACATCTTCCAGATAATGCATTTCCTTGATAATCTGTAACCCATGATTCCGGAGGTTCACAGCCTGTTGCTTGGGCTTTTTCTGCAATCTTATTTAATATTCGGACTATCTTTTTCATGGTTAACCCTTGCGTAAGCCGCAGATCTTATTGCCCTAACTTCAGAATTAGTTAAATTTGATCCCGCTTGACTAATCATGTCAGTGTACACTTTTATGAAATCTTCATTGATATGACCCGTCAGGCCTTCAATACTGTTGAAATTGTCGTTTTCAACTATAGACATTATACCCAGCTTGATATCATCCAGCTCGTCTTTTTGTTCAGAAGTGAGCATCCTTTTGTTTTTGACATTCTTCTGCTTCAAATAGTTAGAATCGCAAACTTTGTCAAGCTTGTCTTGTATTCTTTCTGCGATAACAGTAAGCTCCGCCATGGTCTTAATTTTTCGGTTTCTCTTATAACTATCTTTGGCTCCTGGGGGTCGACCTTGATTCAAGTTAGATTCCTTGCCTTCTTCATCACTATCGTCAACAACGGTTTTTGATGAGGGGGGCTTAGGAATAGAGGTTTCTTTTAACTCCATCTGCTTGTCGTGATTTTCTTCTGGTACATAAGACTGTATATATGGACTGTATTTAGGGGGCATGTCTCCTGACTCTCTAGACATTTCTTCTGATGAAATTCTGCCGTTTTCAATTTCCCACAACTCGCCTATCTTTTCAACAATCGTTCTATTAGAGATTATGCTTCGGTCGTTTAGGTCCATTAATAATCTAAAGTAGCTGCCCTGCTCAAACAAGTCGTCGTTCTTAAATGTTACGGTAGGCCTATGCCTAAACCCTAGTTCTTCTACCACGATATCTATCTCAGAGTTAATCCAGCTTGAAAGAGCGCGACGAACAGCGTCAATTCTTTTCATTACATTTCTAAGGCCCATGAAGGCACTAGAGGCTGCGGCAGCTGTCTCGTCTCCGCCAATCAATGACTTGTGTATTCCTAATCCAAGCAGCATAGATTCGTAGTTCTCGTCAAAATTTTGTAGCTTTTCGACTGGAGGAAAATGCTGCTCAAAGTCTAGCATTGAGTCCCATATGATATCCATTGTCCCACCGGTATGGTTTTCTAGAATATTGGCCAGCTTGGTTACGGAACCAACATCAGGAAGAATCTCTTCTTTATGATCGCCCAATTTCCACAATCGAACCGAGTTGTACCAGCTGTCCAATGCGCTAATCTTAGCCATTCTTAATTTTTCGTTATATATTACATCGTGAAGAATACTGTATATAAAACTCTTGGCCCATACGTCACTGTCCTTCTTTTTATAATGAGCCACATAAATCTGGTCTTCTGGTATCGGTATAACTACAGGACTCTTGTATCCTGTCATTGAAGCGTCTTTGCCGGTAAGCAGTGATCTAACTTCTTTGGGTAGACTTTTTAATAGATCTTTATTACCATCATTGACCAATTGCCTTAAATTAGATATTTCGGATCCGCGAACTTTTAGCCCCCATCTTCTGACTCCAGCAAAAATAGCCAATTCCCCTCCGATTAAATCTAGGGTCGACGGATCATAGAAAATGTATTCCATGGGAATTTTTGATTCATCCAAATCCTTGCCAACAGCTGGCTCTCTCTTCATCCTTCGGACAGAGGGAATATCTATAGTATCCAGCTTTCTTCTTACGGAAACATTTCCTTCAACGATAAAATAATTAGCAAATTTTTCAGATAGTTCTTCAAGGTTAATTTTTTTGGCCCAGCTTTTGAAGAATTTTTCAGTAGAGTCGTTGGTGCTTACTATGCTAATGCCGTCTATAGCTATTTCTGTCATAAGGTCTACAACTGATCGAATAAGGCCAACTTTTTCGTAAGCCTCGCGACAAGAAAGCATTATTTCAGAGTCGTCACTAGGAATCGCCTCTCCTGGACGGAATCTCTCATAATGCTTGCGAGCAAAGGGAGGTCTGACAGACATATTATCTTCGACGTTAGAATAAAAGCCAGCCACTGAGTGCTTGGTTTTGTCCATTGCTTCCGAAAACCCCTTAAGGCTATCGTTTTTCTCCAAATTAGGAGAGTGGTAAAAACTTTTTGGTTGTTCTTGTTCTTCAGACATTTTTCTTCCTAGTTGAACTGCGGTTCAATTGTAAATACACCGTTGTTTAGTAGTTTATGGTTCCGTCCCCATCCGTTTTATTAGATTTCAAATAACTACTCTTATTATAGCTTGTTTTCCTCATAGACTTAAGCCCTCTTCCTTGATACATTGGGTTTTGAGGCTCAATTGTTCGCGTTCTGGCCTCTTTGGAGGAGATGCCTCCGTATGTTGTTATGGCCTCGTCGTCATCATTTAGGTGTTCCCTGGCGGCATCATTAGCTAAAAGGAGGCTGGTAAAATGATCCCTCTTTAGTTTTAACTGTACAGATTCAGTCAGGACTCCCTTGACGTCAGGAAGGTCCCATTTTTTCATGCCCTTGGCTGTAGTTTGCTCTTGTATTAATGTGGTCTGATACTTACATTCTTCAATTTCATATTGAATATCTTCAGCAATATCTCGCACAAGACACCCTTCTAGGCCTTGGTGCCTAGATTGCTCAATGGACACAGCGTCGTATTCCGGAAACAAGTGCTTTTTAATGGTGAGGTCTTTTAGTAAGTTGTAGTGCGCAGACTCGTACCATTCTCTTTTTGAAAACTGTATAACCTTTATTATATGAAGGCCGTCTTCTCCGGCCACCATATCGTCGTCCATGTCATATATGCATATTTGATCTTTTTTCAGCTTAGATGTGTCCTTTAATCCTTCAACTATAGATCTGCCACCACCGCCAGCGTCTAGGTGTATTCTTTGTAGGTTAAATCTGCTCGCCAAATCGTGTATTTTTTGGATTATGAAAGTGTTATAATCATCAACGCCTTCGTATTCTTTCTTCCTCTTTTTTTTATCAGCCTCGAATCTTTTTCTATTTGCGCTCCAAGTGTAGACCTGCCTTCTTGGATTGTCTAGTTTTACAATAGTAATAACCAAATTGTCTCTTTCGGAAGCGGGGTCTATTCCCATAACATATTCTTTGGTGGGGTCTCCTTTGAGTTCTATATTAAAGGTGACTTCTTCTTCTCCGCATCTAGTGGGGCATGTGCAATTGTACAGCAAAGATGCCGGAAAGAACCCTTCTGAGTCTTTAGAAAAGACACAACCGTATTCCATCTTAAAGATGCTGCTGTCCATGGTGGCTTCGCCTTGCTCTAGGATGGTTGCATCCATAAGTCCAGGCGGAAGCTTGTCGTACGGTATTCTTATAATGGCGTACTCGCTACCAGGTGACGTTTTTTTGTCTGTTGTTTTAGAAGAGTAAATAAGGTTTGAGTAACTTTGATAATATTTATAAAAGTGATTAAACTGGTATGTTGCTGTTCCGGATAAAATTATTTGGTTGCCGGAAAGAGAAAACTTATCCTCGTTCTCTGGATCTTCGAGTGAAAGGCCCATCTCCTTCAAAAGAGCCTCTTGGTATACCTGTTGAACTTTTTCAAAAGTGTTATGACTGTGTACAGCAGCAAAACCTCTAATAACGGTTTCAAAGATATCGGGATTTATAGAACCAAATTCATCGCATACAATAACGTTGGCCCGTAAACCTCTTATTTTTTCTCCTGTTCCAATAGGTATGCCGGTTATCTTGCTCTTTCCAACGCTCCATGTGTATCCTAGGACCCCTCTCTTGGGGGCGTTTTCTGTGCCGCATATATCTCTGAGAATTGGGGAGTTCTTCCATATTTGCTCTATAGCCTCAAAAACTAATCCTGACTGACGGAGTCCTGCTCCGGCCACAACAATTTTAACGCCCTGATTTAGGATAGCGCGAAGAGTTATGTATACTGCCAACATAGTAGTTTTGGCTCCACCACGAGCCGCCAAAATCATAGGAAGCCTCTTTGTCCAAAGGGTTGTCAGTATGCTCATTTGGTATGGAAACAAGTCCATGTTTAATATGTGTTTAGCTGGGAACTGCAAATACTTTTCGTTCATACATAGTTTTACTATGTCTTCAGCCACAGACTCTTTAGAGGGGAGATGTCTCTTAGCATTATGGGTATCGATAAAATACGTATCGCCTATTTCTAGGTAGGCGTTCTTAAGGAACTCGCTTCGGTGTTCTGCTGACCATGATGCTATATCTTTATTAGACATCCAATTCTCCATCAAGTATGACCGCATCTCTAAAAAGATTGCAGGCTAATCTTTGGGCAAAGTATTTATTGGACATAAAATATGTAGAGACTCCATATCGAGATTTGATTTCTGAAATACGTTTTACTATAAAGTTAGGGCTAACGTTAAAATATTTTCCATACCCCTTTTTGGATTTGTATTTAGCAAACGAATCTTTTAAATCGTCCTCTATAATAATTGCCGCAATTCGATATTTTGACATCTTTTCTAACTCCACCTTAAACCTATCCCATCCTCTACCAATATTTCCTATGAATTCCTCTAGGGAATTTTTTCTCTCTATCACTACTCCATAGTCATCACCTTCTAGGTCGTATCCAACTATAGTATAATCCCCAGCCTCCAGCTTGTCGGAATATGTTTTTTTAATGTGTAAATTAGAGGGCAGCTCTCCTTCAAATGTCCATGGATCCTTTTCTCGGGTGTCTACTACCACCGATACGCCTATTGCGTTTTTTATTGCGCTTCGAGCCTTGTGCAGTCCGGAATTTCTTCTTGTTCTTGCGCTTGGCATTTTTATTTTTTTTCTTGATTCCGACATAACCCTTTTTTGATGCTACTACTTTAAAGAACATCTCCTCGTATTTTTCCTCTTTCCCTGTAACTAAATCGTGGTGCGTTCTACATAATGTTATACCATTAAACACCTCAGTTCGCAACCTAGCGTACTCGGAAAACTTTTTAATGTGATGGACCTGTAAACCGGTTTTGCATTTGCATCCGGGATATTGACAAGAGTAATCGTCCCGCGCCATAACCGATTTGCGAAAATTATGGTATAAAGGAGTTCGTCTTTGAGGGTCCCGGCTTCTAATATGCGTTTCCTACCTATATGTATACACCTCCCGACCAGCAGATTTTAAATCGTTTTTATACATGGCTGCCAACAGGTCTTTCCAGTCGTAATCGGGATTCCAACCCAAAATAGTCTGAGCTTTTGACGGGTCTCCGCATAAATACGGAACCTCGGCAGGTCGCATAAATTTCGGATTTATTTTATAAACCTCATCCATATTTAATTCTGCCAATTCACAAACATAGGAAAGAGCCTCTCTGACAGACGCCGTCTTTCCTGTTGCTAAAACGTAGTCGTCGGGCCTGTCTTGTTGAAGCATTAGCCACATTCCTTGGACATAGTCTTTGGCATGACCCCAGTCTCTTATTGCGTCAATGTTTCCTAGGACAACATGCCTGTCTAGCCCGCTTTTTACCCTAGATACTCCATGGGTGATTTTCCTAGTAACAAAGTTAAGACCTCTTCTCTCGCTTTCATGATTAAATAGTATTCCACAAGAAGCATGTAAGTCATATGAGTCTCTATAAACAGACACCATATTATGGGCGTAAAGTTTAGCAGCGCCGTAAGGGCTTCTGGGTTTAAATGGGGAGTCCTCATTTAATGATTCCCCTTCCCCAACTTTTCCATACAGTTCCGACGTAGACGCTTGGTAAAATTTGCATTTAGGTGCATAAGATCTAATTCCCTCAAGCGCACATGACACAGCATATCCGTTTGTTAGAAGGGTCGAACTAGGTTCTTTAAAGCTTTGGCCAACATGAGACATGGCGGCCAAATTATAATATTCATCAGGCTGAATATCTTTGATAAGATTGGCGATACCGCTAGCGTCTGTGACATCCATGGTCACTGCCGTATAGTTATGGCGACCTTCAGAATTATGCATATTATCGTTCTCTCGAGTGGATCTTCTGGATACACCGTAAACGTCATAATTTTTGTCTAATAAAAGCTCGCATAAATACGAAGCGTCCTGCCCTGGGCATCCTGTAACAATTGCTTTTTTATTCATTTTTTTTCTCCATTAAATTGATAGTTTCTTCATCTAAAAGCTGAGGCGCTATTTCTCCATCCATATATTCTATGGCTTCTCGTAAGTTTCCTGAATTTTTCTCCGTAGCCATTCTTAACAGCTCCGCCATTCTGCCCTCTTCATCGCGAGCCTTCTGGGATTCTAGTTTTCTACAAAGATCAAAAAAAGTATCTGCGCCCACTCTGCCTTTTTCTTCTCTTTGTTTTCTCGTTACATTCAAGGTTTCTTGTAATTTTGTTGACTTGTCCAACATATCCCTGTATTCTTTATTTAAGTCGCTCATTTTAATAGAGGCCGAGTATATTTTTTCGTATATTGCCGCTTCGTCTGGATTGGTTAAATCTAAATCTTTAATATCATCCATGCCAATATCATCCATTAGCGAATCACGTAAGGCGGACGCGTCTTTATAATCAGTTTGGTTCCTGTCCATTCTCAATTTTATTATTATAATCTGTTCGATAGTGTTTTGTTCGGTATACGTAATATCATCAAGCTGTACATGATACTCACACCATTCGCTAACCACATTGGGCCACTCTCGGTTAGAAACCTGCCCCTTTAGCTTTCTTCCTCGGTGGCTAAGAATGAATTGATTCTTATAAAATTCTCTTTTGTCGACATCGCTCTTTAGGCCCACGGGGGATTCGGAGACGTGTTCTTTTCTGTGTTTTTTTATTAAGCCTGAAGAACTTCTATGCCTTTCTATGGTTCTAGTAGAACACTTAAGAATTTCCGACATCTCCTTATCCGTCATGGTCTTATAATTATATAAAATATAATCTTTATCAGCATCTGTTAGTCTCTTGGGCATGGTATTACTCTTTATTTAATTCTTCCCATTCTTCTAGTATTTTGCTTATTTCTTGGTTCAGCTTTGACTTATAATAGGATGAAACGTTCTCTTCTTCAATGCACGCATGATATATATCTAGCAAATCTTCGCTTAGTTTAGATTCCACAAAATTTTTAAACTCATTAAATCTACCCTGGTAGGAGGGGTCTAGGTCGGGAGATTGTTTTTTGGTTGAATTGTTCGCGGGGTCCACTACATCAATATCTATACAGTTGTTTAGATTTATCCTAGTTTGCCGGTGGCTTTGATTTACGGAGCTGTAATTGTCTCTATAGTAGTTGGCTAGCCTATTTTTGGTTACCCTATTTAACCACCTTTCAATAGAGTTGAGAGATGTATCTCCAGCTGCTTTTGAAGGTTCATAATACTTTAGTTGCTGTAAGCAAATTAACACAACTTGGCCCTCTATATCCTCCTCTGAAAAATAAGAAAACGTTTTATTTCTATGTATTGTAGCTATTTTAGAAATTACTGATAATAACTCCTCCTCGGTTATCTGATCTTTCGAAAAACTGTTGATATAATCTAAACTTTCCGAAAGTGTTTTTTCGGAATTCTCTTCTTGTGCCATTCAAAAATCCTTAATAAATTCCTATAATTATAGCAGTAACCCTAGTAAAGGTATAAAAAATGAACAGATCAGTAAGAAAAAAGTCAAGATGGACCGAAATGGAGAAGTCTTTCCTGAGGACAAACTCGGGAACAATGAAGGACGAGGAAATGGCTAGCACCTTGAGAAAATCGCTGAAGGCGGTTAGGGAAATGCGAAGAAGGCTGGGTTTGGTTAAAAAATCTGGCCGTGGTGTAGTCGCTCTAAGGGAAACTAGTTAGAGCTGGTTTTTGGGTGTATAAATCTGTATGGCCCATTCGTCATGCAGTATAAGCGGCTTTTTTGAACCAAGCAGGTCATTGGATTCTGTATTTGCTGTTTCTAGCCCAAAACAAACCGATACCGATATATTCGGGAACAGTATTCTGTCTCCCTTTTCTGCAATTTTCAGAAGGGTGGAGTCTTTAACGTCAACTTATGCTTCGGGAGTAAGCGTATCAGGTGTATTTAAATATCAAGAGACATTGGTTTCTGATTTTTCGTGTATTCCAGACGCTGCATCATCTGAAGAGGACCACTGCGGTACTCTGATATTTAGTCAAACTTGCAGCTCTGCACACATAGTAACGATAGGATTATAAAATGGCAATTGTAGTAAAAGATGGTAATAATTCAAATAATAGTCTAAAAACAACATATGACTCAGGAAATTCTTGGCATACCCCCCACCATTATGTGGATGGCACTACTGCAGTTTCCGGAAATCTGGTAATAACCAGCGGATTGGTTGGGGCAACGGGGACTATTTCAGTAAGCGGGCTATTCCCCAGTGGCGTACAGTATACTGAAGGCGCTACTCCAAGTACGGGAACAATAATAGGATCAGCGGCTCTGGGCGAGAAATCCGACGGCAGTCTATTGGCTTTACAGCAAAACGTTAGCGGCTACCTGTTTGTTGTTCCTAGGCATCCGCATTCAGAGCCAGACAGAATGTTTAATGCGTTGGGTACTATTTCTAGTGATTCGGCAGCTTCCGTAAAAACGGCCCCATCGCCCACCTCTAATAGATATTATATAACCTCACTAAGCGCATCTAATACCAGCTCTACTGGCACCATATTTTCCCTGTTTTCTGATTCTACTAACGTATTTAATGCCTATGTGGCTGAATCCGGCGGAGGTATTGCGATGTCTTTGCCTACGCCAATAGTGTGCGGTACTGGACAAGCCATTAAGGCGAGCCTAGGAACTGCGACTCAAAGTATTTTAGTAACTGTGCAGGGATATATGGACGTTTAATGTGCCAAATATAAATAGTATATATAAAGAGATTACGGCTGATTGGACGAGTTCTTCTTATGACGTTTATGAAGACGTCGCTGAAACGTCTGCATTGTCTTCTGGGGGGAAATACCTAGTCATAGTTAATGTGCAATTTGGAACCGATATAAATGAGGTGGCGAAAATTAGGACCTTGTTTGACGGGGTAGAATTGGCAGGATCTTTGTTCTCTGAAACCTCAAGGAGTAGCACCCATGAAACTAGATATAGTTATTTTACGATGGTTGAGCCTGGGGCGTCTGGAAAAACCATAAAGATACAGGCCCTGGCTTTATCGGGGCATCCAATATCAGTAAAAACAGCAACAATTTCATGTCTGGATCTTCAAAATTTGGTTGCGGGTTCGGATTATATCTTCACTGAAAACTCTTTGGATACCGTTAATACGAATAGCTATCAGGAAATGGCCTATATAAATATACCAGCCACCAAACACACGGCTGGGGATTGGTTGGTATTGTCTGCTGCTCAATTTAGTATTAATAGTACTTCGGTAAGTTTATATCAGAAACTAGAGTATAGGGGAATAGAGTCATTTCCAGAAATAATACAGTCGTCAAATGGAACCGGAGCTTATAAAACAAACTATATGCAAAGAGTTATTAGTGTTCCGTTTTTGGGATATCCAGCTCATTTGGGTGGAACGACTGCTGACGGGGGATACAAAAGACTTTCTTTGAAAACCAAGGACTCTAGTATACGAGAGACCAATAATACATGTAAACAAGCTAAGGTTTTTGCGCTTAGGCTAGCCTCTACACAACATACTGCTTATTACCAGTCATCTAGCTCAACAGAACTTTTGTCTCTTGGAGACTTTGATAATGTGGCAAGTCTGTCCAACTATACTCCTCCTCAAGATGATGCGTTAACCGCTGCTGCTAGTGCATTTGCTACCGGCAAAACGTTAATACTAACTTATGGGGGATTTAATCCAAATGGAACTACTGGTTCAGACGAAAGGTGTTGGATGAATATAACTTGGTCTGACCCTTCTTTAGAGACCGATTTTATCGATAGTTTTTCAGATGAATCTATTTTTGTGTCGGGAGCCAATAATGAGAAGAATCCAATAGGGTTTGCTGGAATAAAGGATTCGTCTTCAGTTTCAGGACCCAAAAAGATAACAATGAAGGTTAAGACCTATTCGGATATAGGAAGAGTTTTTGACGCATCTATATGCGCTATCGGATTGGGGGCGCCTGTGACTACAGAAGTTGGCGGCCCACGAGCCAAGCTGGAAATGAATCCTGTAATTAGGCTTAGTTAGGTGTATTATTTTTTAAGGATATTTCAACAATGACGGCAATAAATCAAGACTTTTCGATGCATATAGGTGATACCAAGGTTATATCCTTGACTGTTAAAGATACAGATGGGGATGTGGTAAATACGACTGGATTGCTAAAGGCGCAGTTTGTTATAAAAAGCTACCCTAACTCCACAACTGCATTGGTAACAAAAACATTAGGCAGTGGAATAACAAATGCTACGCCCGCATTGGGTCTGTTGGCTATAACTGTTGACGCTACTAGCAGCGCGACACTGAGTCCTGGCGAGTATTATCACGAAACGCGAATAAAAGACGCTAACAGCAATATTGGCACTATAACTACAGGGACTATTACTGTTACGAGCGCAACGACTCTATCATAATAAAGGAATTTTTAATGGAAAGTAAACTCAATAGAATATTAAAATCGTTAACTGTAGCTCAACAAGAGCCTTATGGATGTTGCAGTTGGAGAATTGAAAATATTCCCTCTGGTCATCAAAAAAACATACATACCATAGAACCACAGGAATGCCTTATAAATTATGATTGGACTACCCAGTCTGTTTGTAGTGGTCGGTATGGATCCAAATGGCGCAAAGAAAAACACGCACTTTCTCAATACCAGTGCGGATGCGGCGCCCCTGGTTCTCCAGATTTACCGGGAGGACAGTGCGTAGCGCCTGGATCATCTCCACACGTTTCGCAGGAGTGCTGTTGCCACCATGATAAATGTTGCACAATAGGCTCTTGTTGTTCAGATGGAAACTGTTCGCAGGGTTATATAACAGAATGTACTAATCCACTTGAAAACTGGAGACCTGACGGTTGTAATTATGGACCTGGCGGAAACGACCGGTGTATTGGGTGGCCTTCGTTATTTAGGAATTAAAAAATGGATTATCATCATATTTTAAGAAATGCATTACAAAAAACTTTAGCTAAAGCGGCTATTGATGATTATGATGATTATGATGGATATGATGACGAGGATCCTACAGGAGCCTGCTGTATAGGAACTATATGTTCGATTAGGACAGAGGAGGATTGCGGCAATAGGCATGGGAGCTACCGAGGTGATGATACTTCCTGTAGTGGGGACACATGCGAGCCATGTGAAAGCAGGCAATGCACGGACTGTATTGAGGACTGTTTAGACTCTATAGGGGATAACGACGGGGATAGTGACGGGGGAAACTCGTACGAGCAAAATATGGAGCAGTGCGTAGGGCAAGTTTTGCGTGAAACAAGCCCAGTACACAACATGGTCAAGCTATGCGAACAATCAAAACAACTATGCGAATGCCAAAAAGAGAACCAAGCAAAAAGATGTGTAAATGCTCAGATATGTTGTCAGGAATCTGGAGGACACCATGAGAATTGCGCTTCAAAATGTCGAAATTGTGAAGAGGCTTGTAGTGGAGGATGCGATGGAGAATGTAAAAATTGCGTAGTATTGAAGGGTGACGGGCCGGACTTGTGCGCACTGTCAGAAGAGGTCTGCGGTAATGATTGCGACTCTCTTGAGGATTATCTTAAAAAATTAGACGAGCATTATGCCACTAAGTGGTTAGCTGATTTTGGAAGTTGCGTAAGAGCAGGGGCATCGTCTGGCGACCCTGAGGGCGAGCGTTGCCTCTGTACGCACGACCAACTGTTTAATGTTTGGTGGTGGGAACACAGGAAGTGTTGGTTGCGCAACGACGCTGGATGCTTGGGTAAGGGCAATAATACAAATGACATACGAGTGACTACTCCTGAAACAATGGACTGCTTTCAAGAAAACAACAAGATAATGCGTACAACGTGTACGGGGGGTGGGAGCCTATCGGGAAGGGGTAATCCTTGGGATATCTGCACCCTTCCTGGAAATTTTGGGTCAGAGATTTTTGCTAGGAATATAAGGTACGGATTAAGCATATGTAAACATTGCTCTGATACGCGAGAAGGAGGGCCGCCAAATAGCAACGTAGTTCTGCCTCAAGTGCGACCCACGGGTGCGCCTGATTGGATGTGGCGTCCGTGTCCGGGCGGATCTTGTAGTAGGGATAGGATGGTTGGAAACCATGGGGATTTATGATGAATTATAGAGATATTTTAAGAATCGCTTTACAAAAAACCATGGCTCAAATACCTGAGCCGGATTATGATGATTACGATGATTATGATGATTATGACAATGACGAAACTGGAGCCTGTTGTTCTAGTCTTGGTAACTGTAACGACGTAACGCAAGAACAGTGCATAAAAACCGGCGGAGTTTATCTTGGGGACGGCGTTCCTTGTGGTGCAGCTGGAGTTTGTCCGGTAGGTGCGTGCTGTAATGAGGAACAGAAAGAATGCAAACAGTATACTTCTGCTGGATGCTCCCAATGGGGAGGGGAGTATAAAGGCGATGGGACAAGCTGTCAAAATAATATCTGTAAGGGAGCCTGTTGCAGAGGAGAAGACAACTGCTCAATGACTTGGGAAAATGATTGTCAAGACATGGGCGAGTATTGGTACGCCAATAAGTCATGTGATGATTGGCCCAAGCCTTGTGACGAGGAATGTGACGAGCCGACAGGAGAAGCGACCGGTGATGCTGAGTGGGTCAATGAACAGATGGGATGCTGTGAATGCTTGGTTTATGCCGAAGCAGGGCCAAGGGAGGCCAGTGAGTGCATGCTTCCTATTGTTTGGGTTATGTATAACAGGAGAAAGGACCCAAATCCTGGAGGAGCAGTTTGCAGTGGAGATGAAAGAACCCCATGTATACAAGCAACCAACAACGGCGCCTTTCAGGGAGGTTGGGGTGGACCGGCAGTTCCTGGGGCGCCCAATGGAAAGTTTAAATTATGTTTTTGCCCTGAAGAAAGAGACCCCGCTAAAAGTCAATCTGCTGCTCGCGCATGTCGTCAGCTAGGTGTAAATAACTATGGAAATCTTCCAGATCCATCAATTCCTGCTTCTGATGCTCTTGATCCTGTTTGGTCAAGAATAGGAGCCAACTATTATTATGCTCCTGGGCATGTTCCAAGTTATATGAATAAGGCTGTGCAAAAGGGTTGGTGTAAAGCGGTAACCCATGGAGTTTATGGTCGTTGTCTAAATAAATTCTTTAGATGTAGAAGGTGTCCATAAAATGGATAAATTAAACAAAGCATTGTCACAAATATCCCCAGACTCTTGGAGTAACGAGTTTTGCTGCAGAAGGGGTCCTGGTGGAGGTTATCAGGACTCAACATGCTTGTGTTCTAGGTTGCCTTGTGATTCCGTCTGTCATAATAGTTGCTTCAATACAACAAGACTCACCTACCCAGAACATATGTGTAGCTGCGGCGAAAAAGGTAGTGATACGCCGAGACAGTGTTGTCAGCTTGCTGCCGATTTATATTTGTACCTAAGAAGGAAGTGCCAAAGGCAGCTTGATCGGGCTATAAATAATCCGTGCGATGGAGATATATGCCGCAGCCTTGCTGAGTGCTATTCTAGAACCATAAAAGAAGATCCTGTATATCGTAGGTTAGAGGCGGCTTTTTTAAGGTGTAGATCTGGTGGATAAATTAAACAAAATACTAAGCAAGATTTCGTCCTCTAGTACGGCAAGTGTTAGCGATTGTCTGTATATCCCGTCCTACTCTAATTGTATGTGTGAAATAGATAAACGTAGAATAATGGCGTTCCGAAAACTGTGTAGCCGGGTAACGGGCGGGCATGGAACTTGTACGAGGGTGGATCTAAATCTAGGAGAGTCTTGTGAACCGTACGGCTGTGATAAATCAAGACTATGCGTGTCGAAGTTTTCGTGCTATTCAGAAGCGGGGCCTGTCATACCAAACTTTAGGATAACCGGAAGGTGTGCGCCAGAGCGATAGGGTGCTTTATGGATAATTTAAAAAACATCCTGAACAAGATTGCAGAAGCCCAGAGAGGAGGGGATTATGTAACTCCAGACGGAGGAAATCCTTTTATCCTTGGTCAGTGCTGTGTTCATGGAGAATGTCGCGTCACTAGCGAGATGGGTTGCAGGCGTCTGTGGGGTGAGTGGTTTGGGCCAGTTGGCGAAGGCGAAACCCCTTGCGAAGAAGAGAATGTATGCAATGTATTACCTGACGAGACAGGTAGGTGCTGCGTATACTCAGTAGCTACTGGAAAACCAATTTTTATCTTGTGCGGTGATATGACGAGTGAAGAATGCGCAAATTACAGTTCGACTGGTCCAGGGGTCTTGAATACTACATTTACAATGGGTACCGATTGTGCATTTGAATATTGTCCGGGTTCGGACGAGTGGGAAAATGAACAGACGCGGTGTTGCACTCAATGCAGATATACTGATGTTGATGATGGTACTACATATGGAGAATGTTCTTGGACTTCTCGTAGGGAATGTCTAGATAGAAACGGTCAAGATAATTTTATACCAGGATGGAAGTGCAATTCTCATGATGTAGACACCTGTGATGGGTGCAGAGAAGGTACTGACTTTAAAGACAAATTTGATGTGAATAGATGAATGAAATATGGGAAAAAAGCAACCTAGCGCCAGGTTATGAAGTTAGTAATCTTGGTCGGGTTAGAATGCCTTCTAGGAATGTAATTAACAGGGGCCGAAGATACTTTAGAAAAGCCAAGGTTTTAAAATTGTATGAGGCTAGGGACTTCTATCAATTTGTAGTTGTGTTCCCTGATAGACAAAAAACTGAGTCGGGGCGAGCTGTAAGTAAAAAGTATTTTGTTCACAGAATGGTAATGGACGCTTTCGTTGGTCCGTGTCCTAAGGAAATGACAGTAGATCATATCGATAGGAATAGGCAAAATAACACTCTTGAAAACTTAAGGTATGCAACTAAAGCTGAGCAAGATGAGAACCGAGACCTGTCTGGCATCTCAGGAGAGAATAGCAGGTTCTCTAAGCTTGACTGGGATAAAGTAAAAGAAATTAGACGGCTCTATACCCACGGAAAAACAATTAAAAGTATATCTGAAAGGTTTAGTGTTGCGGTTGACACTATACGAAGAGTTGTGACCAATAAGACTTGGAAAAATTAGTAGATTAATTAAAAACCCCAATCAATGTTTCTTGAATGGGGCCTCTAATATTTGATTTATTTACAATAGTTAAATCATTCTACGCTGAATGGTTTTTCCATACAGCATTATTTACGCGGCTTGAAATGTCTGGTGCAAGGAGTAATCATTCTCTGCACGTAACTTCCACCACCTCCTGGTAGTGGGTGATTGGGATGCTTGCAAGTTCCAGTGAACTTACATGTTCCGAAACAGTGATCGCCACAATTTGTGCTGTCATATTTCTCGGTCCATACATATCTTGAACCATTGGCCTCTATGGCTTCACACTGGTTTTTTGCGAATTCGATGGCATTGATACGATCGCAGCCACAGCTTATGCGAGGAGTGACTTGGGCCGTGGCCTTTAGTAGTTTATTCAATGAGTTTTGTAGTTTTTTGTTCATCTTCTATCCATTGATTTGCCTCGACCCTTAACTCTTTTTCTAAGAGCCTCCATCATTTCTCGGCCCTCTTCGGGAGTCATTTTGCCTTCTTCAATAGCTACTCGTATTCTGCGCGCAGCCTGCATATACTTGTCTCGAGAGTTAACTTGTTTTCCAAGGTCGTCTCCAGATCTATGATGTTGACGGTCAACTCTTTGGGCTTTTGCTCTATGGTCAAATCTACCGTGTGTAGTTGTGCATCCAACCATTGTCATTATTAAAATTGTTGATAGTAATAGTTTCATATTTTTTTTCCTTTAAATGCCACCAAAGCATCTTGCAATCTATCTGTCATGGGATTTAGAACAATCTTTTTAGATTCTCTGGTAGTTGTGCTGGTTTTTGTTTTTAAATACAATTTGTCGCCAACTGACCCTTTGAATGAGCCTGATCTTACTTCAAGAACGTACATGGCAGGAGCCTTTGGCGTGTAATCTTTGCAAGGCTTTGTTGTGCATGGTTCTGCCTCTTGAATATCCACAACAGTGCGATTTGCATTTATCCAAACAATAGTTAAACGCAAAGGGGTGTCCATCATCCACATTCCGTGAGGTTGCTCGTTATCAAACATGAATAGCATCCCTTGGTCTTCCTTAAGAGACGTATTATACTTCAATCCCTTTTTTAGAGTAACAGGCGTAGATGCCGTTTTTACAAAAAATGTTTGTTCCCCGATTTTGATTTCAGTATCAAAAGCAGTGGGGTCTACTATTGCCTTAGATTTTTGTTTTTTGTTCATAAGTTTTGGAGCCAATTCTTCTTTATATAAACTAACTGTTTGATTGGCATAATCTCCACAGTACAGTACTTGATCATTTAGCCCAAGCGAAAGAGCGCATTTATTGTGTTTTTTACAAGCCTTTTTAGATATTCTATATATACACTGCCTGCGGGCGCTTCTTTGCAGAATGCCTCCACACTCTTGCATTTCCTTCTTAGCAGCTAAAATGGCATCAGATTTACAATCCAATAATTCGACAGGCTCAGTGGGGTTTGCAGAATATTTTGGAAAGGCCCCCGCCTTTAATTTTTCAGCCATTCTTAACAGGGACCCCGAGATGTCGCCCTCAGACTTATTTAAACATATAGCAACTCTTTGTCTGTGGCTCGGGTATTCTGTCTTCATTACATCGCTACTCATGCAGCGGGACATGAAGTCTTTTTTGGTCTCGTCGGAATTTTGTGTTGGAATAGGCATTATCTTGAGTATATCGATCCAGGGTCTTTTTCCTCTGGTGTACAGCATCCTTTTTGAGCCATAAACGATAGGCAACTGGCAACTTTTCCTCCGCTAGGGCCTAGTTTCATTGTACAGCAATAGTTCTGAAGACTACATCCAAACGCTCCGCCCGGTTGATACTCGTCCGGAAGTGGATCTTGCGGGTTTTGTATACATTCTTCACAAGTTTCTAAGCTTCCCGGAGGGGCAGTCTTTTTGCACATGTTTTGATGAGGAACACATGATCTTGGGCAGGCCTCTTGCCACGTTCTTTTGCAATGACGGAGATTGGTCCAGCAAGAATATGCGGCCGTTGCGCGCTTGCATAAATCTTTTGAGTGTCGATCCTCAAACGTACATCCACCCAGAGATCCCGAGGGAAGATTGGCTCGGCAAGCTCTTTCGCACTCTTCCCAGTTTACACAGGATAAAGCATCTTTAACTATCTTTTGGCAATCCTTGCATTTTTTTTCTATCCAATCAGGATCTAGACCAGTGTCAGGATCTGGATCTGGTTCAATTATAGGCCCACGCCTTCCATCATCCACCGACTCGGGCTGGGCATGAATTCTATTGAGGGCTATTGTAAGTTTGTCTTTTTCCATTCCTGAGAACCTCTTCTATTATATACACAATGGACGGAATACCCTAAGATACCCCGCCCACTGCTAAACCACTAAATCAGATCACTTAGACTTCTTAGTAACTTTGGCGGCCTTAAGGCCTGTATCATGAATGGCGTCACGACTGGACGCACTGCTCTTCTTATTTTTAGTCTCAGTTTTCTTCTTAGTTGTGGTCTTTTTCTTTTCCACCTTTGAATCGGTGACAGGAACTTGTTCCACTTTATCGTGTTCTTTGTTTGTGTTAAATTTAAATACTGCCATTTTTTATTTCCTTTTTAGTTTTCTTGAATGAAAGGCCAGAACGGGTTGAAGGGAACGTCTGGCATCTCAAACGGACAACAATCGTTCTGCTTCATTAGATCTATACACTCAGCATGGTTCTTGAAGCAATCATTTAAGCCACAAAATAGGCTGTAAACTTCACCGCTGTCCCCAAGCCCTAGCCCACTTGTCAAGCAAGTCTGGCACTCGTGAGGAGGTTCTGACTGAGGTCCATCGTGAACGGTTTTGGCCCACTCACACCATTGGTCGTTGGATATAGGACACTTCGTTGACTCTCCGCCAGGACCGAATGGCTGGCCATAACATGGGCCTGGTTGTCCATCAAGAACGCCAATCTTGTTACATTCTCGACATTTTTTATTAATAGCCTGTCTGATGATGCTCATTTCTTTGATTGCCCGTTTTATTGCATCGCATGGAGCCTCATTATAGCCTAAAGGAGCCAAGCATTGTGAAACAGAGTTCTTGCAGTTTTCGCAAATACTTTGCAAATCAGAAGTGGGTCCACCCGGACCACCGCCTGGCTTATCACCCGGATTATGTATTATTTGACCCCTGGTCATACGGTTTAAAATTTCATTAAATTCGTTTCTGTTCATTTAGATATTCCTTGTTACTGTTTATACCCTACTTAGTTGATATCCATTCTTAAGTCCATGTTATTGTCGCAAACATGGCATGGATTACCTAGACACCCCTGCGCTGCACACGAGCCAACATAGAATATGTCGCCGGAAAATCCCCCGAATGCAGATCGTAATACAGAAGCGTAAGATTGACCGATTTCGGCATTTATTGGTATCTCCCATTCAAGAATGGCTTCTGTTCCTGGGATATTGAAATTTCCTAGATTTAGTTTGCCGCCTGCCCACTTAGCCTTGCCTCCGTTAACTTTTAGGGTTTCTTGAACGCCAGGCCAATTATACAGTAAAGATATTTCTATTGCCATCGGATCCCCCACACCGGGAAGATCGAGGGGGCTAGGGTTCTCTAAGGTGGCTGGACTTCCTCCCGTAGACTTAACTACGATCCTAATCCTGTCTCCAGGATTTGCTATAAACAGATGTCTAGCCTCTCCGTAGTTAGGCAAACCGGTGCCTTGTGAATGAGGCTGGTTTCCAAACAAAGGTCGCATTTCAT